TTTCGGCTTTGGCGTCCCAAAATTCACGGTTAGGCAATTCAGGGTTAGCGGGACCGTAACCCACATTGGCAAACGCCCAATTGCGATTTTTTAGATTCGCAACAGGGTCTTTGGTTTCAATAGGGCATTCCATCACTTTTTCTTCGCTTTACCGGCCTCGGACAACGCAATGGCTATGGCCTGCTTAGGGTTTGTCACTTCCGGACCTTTCTTGCTGCCGGAATGCAACTTGCCCGCCTTGTACTCGCGCATGACTTTGGAGATTTTCTTCTCGGCTTTGGTCTTTTTCATCATGATGGCAGTATGTCCGTGATGGTGACGTGAAAAGTGTGGCTATGGCCCGAAATAATGGCAACTTTATCGCCAGGATTGACCGCCACATACTCAGTTTGATAAGCAGGAATGATGGGATCATCAACCGTTGCAGTTGGGTTTGCACCTACTTTGAAATGCAAGTGCCTGCCATCATCGGAGCCATTGGAAACACGCATCAGCGTTACGCCGGTTGCGGCAGCGTGCGATTGCTGGCTTGCGTCTGACGTTGTAAGCATCGTCGTTGTGCCAAAGCGACCAATAACTTCAGGCCACAAATGCCCGGCTGAATCGCGCACCTGCTTGCTCATTTCTTGGACCTTGCAGCACGCATATTGTCAACGAGGTTTGGGTAGGGCCTTCCAGCGGATTTCGCCATGGCTTTAGCGCTGGCTTTCTCCTTTTTGGATAACGGCTCGCTCTTGCCCAATGACTTTGGACGCGGTTTATCCCACACTGGCTTGGCTTTCATGGCACTACCCCCATTTGGGGGCCGACACTAGCACATTCGTGCATCAATGTGCAAGATTCATGCGCAACGCGTGGTAATCCTGAAGAAACCCGCTCATGCTGGCGAGTTTGTTAAACGCCATATCTGCTGACAAACGCGAGTGAAATAAACGCAACTGCGGTCTGCGCTCCATCTCAGCCCAGTAGGTTTGCAAAACCGTACGCCCCCAATCTTCAGCGGTTACGCGATTGATGTTGCCACCAAGATATTCATAGCGCATAAACATTTCCCAATCCACAATCCCTAATGTGTGGCGCGGGTTATCTTTATTCGAGTCTTGGTTCGCGTGCAAGCGAAACGCCCCCAGGTGCGCCCCACCGCCTACCGCCGGCCCGTGGCGCGTGGCTTCCAGATACGAAGTCACGTCACCCAAATAATGCCTTGGTGCCAACTCGCCAAGTGGCGCGTAGGTCATGGTGAATGCGCATTTGGAGCGGTCCATCATCACAAACGAAGGCTCGCCAATAAAGTTCTTGTGCATCGCCATCAAACGCAAAATGTTCTCGCGTGATGACTTCATTAGTTCATCTTGATTAATAAAGCCTGGTGCGCGAAGAAAACGCCCGGCACCGTCAATCCAATGGCGCTGATGCCAAAACATCACGGCGTCGCGGTGATGGTCCGCCAAATCAACTAAGTAGGACGTTGATGATGGATAAATTACATCATCGTCATACACAAAACGCACTAAATCAGAATCTGCCTGGTCCCAAAGGTAAGCGTAATGCGCTACTTGATCGCCAGGACAGATAAGGTGCGTATCTATGACTTCAAAGTCATAGCGTTGCGCCATATCGTTGATCATGTGGTGGTCATTCTCATCAGGACTGTGATTGCCAATGATGACTTTGATGCGCGGATAAGTCTGCGCGTCAATTGAGGCTAATGTGGTGTACAGGTGTTCTGGTTTATAGGCGGGAACAAGAATAGTTACGGGTCTCATGATTTCCCCCAACGCTTACGCTCAAGCTCGGCAAGTTGTACAAGTTCACGCGTGCGGCGTTCTAACTCCATCACCATTTCTTCAAGCACTTCCCATTGCAATTTCTCATACTCGCCTCGAGGAAAGTTCTCAAGCAATCCATTAACCCAGGCTTTTCTCGCCATATCGTTCAGGTTCATCCCTGTCCTTTCAATAGTTCCGCAGCATCGTCGTAGCCGTTTTTCTCCAGCAACTCAATGCAATGGTTTAAGCGTGCTTCGCCTGCAACAAACTCAATCTGCGCCGCAAAGATAAAAAGATTCTCTGCGTGCTGATCAAATCCCGTTCTTCTGGCGATGCCCATCACATCGCCAATCGTCAAATCTTTCACGTCAATACCTCCTTAATATGTTGAGGCACCCTTGGCAGTGGCGCCCAGGCAACCGCCCACTCGGACCAGGTGCCAATGACGCACACGCCGCCGGGATTCAGCAACAATATCTTTACGCCTAGTGGCGGAGGGTCATCATCGGGCGTGCGCCAGGTAGCCTGGCCTGCAAGGTAGTCTTTCACGCCGCCCTTATTCCAAATGGGTTATGCCACAGTACGGGTGCTTTAGGCTTACGCGGCTTAAAGGTCTTGTACTGCTCCTTAACCTCGAAGTAGTTCACCATCACTTTCTTCCAAGGTATCTCAACGTCTTTTATCCCCTTGGATTTCACAATAAGATCATCTCCCGCCAACTCGGTCATGAGTTGATCAATCCTTTTGGTGGTCATATCAAACTTTGCCGCCAAATGCCAAGCATTCACAGGGTTCTTCAATCCCTTCAAATAATCAAAAATCATCTTCTTGCTTTCCGATCTACGCATTTTTCGTTTTGCCATGTCTACCCCTCTCGATTAAACAACTGCTCTCAAATTCCGCTTAATCGGCTTGCCCCACTGTGAGTTGTAAGCCTTCCCGTACAACGCTGTTCCTGCATCGCTCGCAAAGGTCAACGCCAAAGCATCAGCCATGTCAGGCGATCCAATCCCGCGCTTTCTCATCTCGTCTTTGCTCTCTAGCTTCATCTTCCCGTTGCTATTAAACGAATACCGCGGCGAGACAAGTTCCGCCAATAACGACTCATCTTTAGGTATCTTGCAGTCGCGCTTTTCCAGCCAAGCCTTCATCTTTCCCCATAGCTCGGCACGCAAATTCACATAAATCGTTCCCATGGCGGGAGACTCAGCCACGTTGATCCCACGCGCAGGCAGATTCAATTCGCGCAAGCGGTCCACAACACCGGCCCCTAAGCCAATCGAATCGACAAGTATTTCAACGGGCCTGTCTTCTGGCTTCATGGCCTCGTACTCAGCGACCACCGCGCCCGTGGTCTGCATCAAGTCCAACCCACGCCACTTGCGTATTTCGGTCACTGCATTACCTTTACGCTTTGCCAACGCCGTGGCGTCGGTTCCAAATCGCGCCACATCCAACCCCCACACCGTTTGTGTATCCGTTGTTTCAACATCACGGTGAAAAGCGCTGTCCACTAGCTCAACGCCAATCAAGGTATCGTCATCCGTACGCGGAAACTCACCCAACACGCGAACACGAAAAGCGTTGGACTCTTCGCCATACCTTGACGCCATATCCTTGATATAGGCTTCGCTCACACGCTTAGAGTCATAGCAGGACACGCGACGTGTCCACCACTCATCCTTTAATCGGTTATGCGTGTCAAAGAAAAACCCGCTGGACTTCGTTGGGTTACCCAACAAAATCGTCACAGCGTTATGCCCCGACATAGAACCCGCTGCCGCCTCGAACACGGACTCAGGAATACCTGATGCCTCATCCGCCACAAGCATTACATGGTCCGAATGCACACCTTGCAATGCTTCAGGTTGCTCGGCACGCGATGTGCGGGCGGAGATGAACGCTTCCGTGGGCGATGACTTCAGTTCAATCCGATCCGTTTTTGGATCAAGCAACTGCCGCCACACATCAGGCAATTCCTTAACCCAACGCTTCAACTCAGCAAACAGTGCGTCATACAACTGGCTTGTCGTTGGCGCAGTCACCACTACTTTCACCGGATAACGGCAAAGCACAAACCAAATCATCGCCCAGGACGCAGCGGTCGATTTGCCCACACCGTGACCGGACCTTACGCTGATCTTTCGCTCGCCATCCGATATAGCCTGCAAAAACTCAATCTGCCAAACATCAGGCTCAACGCCAATCACTTCACGCACAAACAACGGTGCGTTGTTCGCGTACCGGTCCAAGGCACGCGCAAACAACTTCACCAACTCATGATTCTTTAACTCTTCATTCACGTCCAAGCACCTTTGCAACGCCAGCGTGCGTAATCGTCACGCCATGCAATTTCATTACCTCACCGGCAATTTGACGCAACGACATGGACCCCTTCAAAGCCTTAATCGTTGCAATGGCGGCTTGCTGCTCGGCAACAGGCTCAAGGGTCGCCGCCTTGCCAATACCTACAACGCGAAACCCAAAAGGCGGCAATCCCCCAACGTGCCCGCCGGCCTGACGCTTTGCCGCCTGGCCTACGCGCTGGCGATCCTTAATCACTCGCCTTTCGTGCGTCGCGAATGCCGCCATAATCTCAAGCATCAACTGCCCATAAATATTCTTCTCATCCGTTACATCGCCATGCCCATTGATAATCAATCGAATGCCGCGCTCCTTGAACGCGTGAACGGTATTCAACGTGTCCATCGAGTTACGGCTAAACCGATCCAGCTTCGCCACAATGATCACATCACCAGGTTGTGGCGTTACACCGTTTGCCGCCAATCGATCAAGAAAATTCAAATGCCCCGAAACACCAGCATCTTCAATAAACCGATCAACCGCCAAGCCATGCGTTAACGCGTTGCCAGTCACTTCCCTGCGTTGCGTGTCAAGGCTTGTGCCATTAACCTGCTCGTCAGTGCTTACGCGCAAATAACCGTAATTCATAACGCCATCCAAATCATCGCTGCGTACAAAGCGCCGAACATTGCGCCGCCAATGATCAATGTTGCTGTTGTGGACTTCATCTCGTTTCCTGTATTTGTGTCAGTGGTGTAAATGTACACCGCGTTTACAGTCATGGGGGACGTTTACGCAAAAATTTTTTGGGTAACCGACGAACGGATGAACGGTAATGGGGGGGGCGGAACGGTTGGCGCGTGAATCTTAACGGCTCACGTTATGCAAGGCCCGTTATGCGAGGCAAGGCACGCGAGGCCCGTTATGCAAAGCATGAGTGGGCGCGTGTGGGGTGCCGCGCCTACGCCGCCCCCTCGAAACGCTGAAGGGGGGGGGTGTTGCGCGAACGCGACGTGGCGTAAACGCGACACGCGTTGCGCTGACGCAACGCTTTACCCGTTGTGCGGCGCAACATCGATGGTTTTGTCATCGACGTTTACGGCGTTGACGGTTTCGCGGTATCGATTCGCCATCAGGTGCGCGTCAGTGATGTTCACCTGGACGTTCACTTGCGCTTTGTTCTCTCCATACGCTTGTTGGTTCCACTTGCCAGCGAGCCATTGACGATAACGCGCTCTGACGTTTGCCAGGTTCGCCGTAACCGCGTCAGCGCCATCGACAATCGCCAATCCTTGCTCCGCCAAAACGTGTGCCGCCCTCGCGCGTGCACGCGCAAATTCTTCGCTGCGCTCGGGAGTCGTTTCCGCCCACGAATAAAACGCGCCCTCGCTTACGCCAAGAGCGCCTATTAACTCGGACACTTTCACGCCGCTCCCGATCTGCTCAAACAGTCCCTCCTCGCCGCCTGGAAACTTATGCACCGCACGATTCACGATCGACCTTAACTCTCTACGCTTCGCGTTACTCAATCCCGCGCCACGCGCTTCACGCACCGCGCCTTCTTCGCTTTCCGCCTCACCAGTACCGCTCAAACGCGTCAGATCGCCCTCAGTTCGATTTTCTGCTTCCATGCTCACTCACTTACCTTTCGCTTGTTCCATCGCCTCTAACGCGCTTTTGCTCAACGCGTAAGCCTGCTCACTGCTTCCCTTGTACACCGGACCAATATCCTCTTCCGCCATAAGCGTCAACACTTCCGCGCCAGGCATGGCCCGTTTAATGCTCACCGCTTGCGTAAAAAATTCCTGCTGCAAGATAACCGCCACCTCATCCATCGTCCAGCAGTCGCACTCAGGTCTCATTGTTGCGTAGGCGTGGACAGTTGCCGGATCAGCGCAAATCGCAAACACGCTCCCGTCATCCCGCTGACCCTCCATAACACTTACCGCCAACGGTTCAGCGTTCATCGCCTTCGCTTCAGCCTCCAACACGTCAAACGCTCGCATCATCCCGCCACACGCTGAACGATACGCCTCAACGTCTCTCGCTTTCCGCGCATCCCTACACCGCCATAACTGCTTCCAAAACCTTAAACGCGTTTCCTCGCTCACGAGTTCCGCCAAACGATCCAATCCCCAAACCTTATCCGCCTGACGCTTTCTCTTCATCACACTGACCGCCACACTATTCATCGCCAACACAATCTGATCATCCTCTTCAAAAG